AGGAAAAATCATGGCAAATACCACGTTTAGCGGCCCAGTACGTTCGCAAAATGGTTTTCAATCCGTTTCTATTGACGCAACTACCGGCGCAGTTACTACAACTGCCACCCTTGGCGTTACCTCTAGCGTAACTAGTTTGACCGCTACAAATCTGGTTTTTCAAAATCAGAATCACCCAGTAACCGCTGCAATTAACGCAACGGCCACGGCTACCGCAGCACAGGTTATTACTGGCTATATTACCTCTACTTCTGCCGCAGCAACTACGATTACCTTGCCTACGGGCACTTTGCTTGGCGCAGCCTTGGGTGCCACCGCTGGTACTGTGATGGACTTGTACGTTGACAATACCGCTGGCGCAAATACTGTGACCATTGCTGTAGCTACAAATGGCATCTTGTCTGCCGCCGCTGCCGCTGGTTCTAGCGCTGGCGCTGGTCTGTTGACCGTGCCTTCTGGTGTAACGGGTGTTGGCTGCTTCCGCATCATGTTCTCTAGCGCCACTGCATACGTGTTCTCTCGTATTGCTTAATTAATCTTGGGGGCTTCGGCCCCCGCTTAAAAGGAGATTGATTATGATGCAGACAGACGTAAAAGCGGCACATTTAAGCGCGGCTGGTTCGTTTATAGCGGGGCGCACACGCCTTAAAGGTATTGTAGTAAGCCCCAAGGTAACTACCGCAGCCACATTTGAAATCCGTGATGGCAGTGCCACTGCCGCTGTGCTGTTTACGATGGACATTGCCAGTGTTGCTACCCCGGTGAACTTCAACATCACAATACCCGGTGAAGGTATTTTGGCCACTACAGGACTGTATCTAACAACTAGTGTAGGAACTGTTGTGGGTATTGAAGTGTTCTATGGCTAAGGGCGCAGCATGGACACGCAAAGAAGGCAAGAACCCCGAGGGCGGCTTGAACGCCAAGGGTCGGGCCTCCGCGAAAGCACAAGGCATGAATTTGAAACCACCCCAGCCCGAGGGCGGCTCCCGGCGCGACTCTTTTTGTGCAAGGATGTCTGGAATGAAAAAAAAGTTGACATCCGCAAAAACAGCGAACGACCCAAATTCTCGGATAAATAAATCTTTGAGAGCATGGAATTGTTAACATGGACGAAAAAGATATCATGACCGCCCGTGAATTGGCTACACATGCTTCGGATATTGCCCATTTGCAGGATGATATGGACAAGCTGGTGGCGACTGTAGCGGCAATGCACAAAACTCTTAGCGATATTGAAAAGACGCTTTCCGAAGCCAAGGGCGGCTGGAAAATGCTGATGTTGATTGGTGGCGCTGGCGGCGTTTTGGGCGCTGCTTTAACGCAGCTTTTACACGCTCTACCTGTGAGTAAATGATGCCAAGCACAAGTAAGAAGCAGCACAATTTCATGGCCGCGATTGCCCACTCGCCATCGTTTGCCAAGAAAGTAGGAGTTCCACAGTCCGTGGGAAAAGACTTTAACGAGGCCGATAAGGGCCGTAAATTTTCAAAAGGTGGTGATACTATGGCTTCAAAAATGGACCCTCGCATGATGGCGATGATGGTGGCTAAACCCCGTGGCGGTGATCGTCCTCCAATGGGCGGTATGGGTGTTCGCCCACCAATGGGTGGTATGGGTGCTCGTCCTCCTATGGGGGGTATGGGCGCTCGCCCTCCCATGGCCCCTCCTGGAATGAAAAAAGGTGGCATGGCTGCTTTTGAAAAGTCTGGAAAAGATGCTGAGAAAAAGGGCATGAAAGAAGGCTCTAAGGCTGACATGGCAATGGACAAAAAACAGATGGCTATGAAAAAAGGCGGCATGACCAAGATGGCTGGCGGCGGCATGACTTCTATGGGTAAAGTTAAAACAAACCCCGGAAACATTAACGGTGTTGCTGAAAGAGGCAAGACCAAAGGCAAGATGATCACGATGAAACGTGGCGGCAAAACCTGCTAAGGAGCTATCATGCCTATGACACCCGAAGCTGAAAAGCAATACAAACCCCGCCGTACCCCCGGCTCTTTGGATGATGTAGTCACGCCAGAGATTCGCGCCAAACGCGCAATAATGATACAAGAGGCTAAAGATAAAGCCATGCAAGATGCTGCTGGCGCTGCCTATGATAAAGCCATGCCAGTCCCCGGTATGAAAAAGGGCGGTACAGCTTCTTCACGCGCTGACGGCTGTGCCACAAAAGGCAAGACCCGTGGCACTATTGTGATGTGCGGCGGCGGCATGGCTAAGGGGAAGTAACTATGATGGCATCCCGTGGTATGGGTGATATACGCCCCTCAAAAATGCCCGGCGCTAAAACAAAAGCGCGACGGGATGACACTGATTTCACGCAGTACAAAGAGGGCGGTAAAGTCAAGTCTAAAGTAAATGCTGCGGGTAACTACACCAAGCCGGGACTACGTAAACGCATTTTCAACAGCGTCAAAGCTGCGGCAATTGTTGGTACAGGCGCAGGACAATGGAGCGCCAGAAAAGCGCAGGTAATGGCTAAACGATATAAAGCTGCTGGCGGCGGGTATCGTGATTAAAAAACCTCAACAGTCCCTCAAAGACTGGGGGAAGCAAGATTGGACGACTAAAAGTGGAAAAAAATCTTCTGACACTGGCGAAAGATATCTGCCAAAAGCTGCTATCAAGAGTCTTAGTGCATCTGACTACGCTGCTACAACTCGTGCAAAGCGTGCGGGCAAAGCTGCCGGGAAGCAATTCGTAGCGCAACCAAAGACTATCGCAAAGAAAACAGCGGGGTTTAGATAATGGCTAGTAAATTTCCTGATCTCACTGGTGACGGTAAAGTCACCCAAGCCGATATCCTCAGGGGGCGCGGCGTAGAGCCTATGAAAAAGGGCGGCACGGCTAAGAACTTTATTCAATCAGCCATTAAAAAACCCGGCGCTTTACGTTCTGCGCTTGGTGTAAAAGCGGGTAAGACTATACCCGCAAAGAAATTAGCTAAAGCGGCAAAAGCACCCGGCAAATTGGGTCAACGCGCACGTTTTGCACAGACACTCAAGAAAATGAAGTAACGTAATGGCTAAGACCACTGGCACCTCGGCCTTTAACCTTGACATGAATGACCTCATCGAAGAGGCGTTTGAGCGTTGCGGCCAAGAGCTTCGCACGGGTTATAACTTCCGCACAGCGCGTCGGTCATTGAACCTACTGACGATTGAATGGGCAAACCGTGGGCTGAATTTCTGGACGGTAGAACAGGGCCAGATTCCAATGGTGACGGGTCAGGCTATTTACCCCATGCCAGTAGATACTATCAATTTACTGGACACGGTTATTCGACAGAGTAATGGCACGTCAAACCAAATTGATATCAACATCAGCGGTATCTCTGAATCCACGTACATGAGTTTACCCAACAAGTTGGCACAAGGTCGTCCAATCCAAGTTTGGTACAACCGCCAGTCAGGGCAAGAAAATCTTTCTACGGCCACCCTTAACGGGACGATTACGTCTACAGCTACCACAATAACGGTGTCTAACGTAGCTAATTTGACGACATCGGGTTTTATAAAAATTGACAACGAAACAATCAGTTATCCCAATGTAGATCCGGTAAACAACCAATTGATCAACTGCGCTCGTGGGCAGAACGGCACAACTGCCGCAGCGCATACCACAGGTGCGGCTATAACCGTGCAGAACTTGCCAGCAATTAACGTGTGGCCCACACCCAATGCCCCTGGCAGTCAGTACATGTTTGTGTACTACCGTATGCGCCGCATTCAAGACGCTGGCACGGGTGTGACCGTACAAGATATCCCATTTCGTTTTATCCCTTGCATGGTGGCAGGGCTGGCCTATTTGTTAAGCATGAAACTACCGGACATTGATCCCCAGCGCGTAGTCGGACTTAAAACTGAGTACGAGCAACAGTGGGATTTGGCCCAATCGGAAGACCGAGAAACTGCGCCGTTAAGGTTTGTACCAAGGAACCTCTTCTATGCCTAATCGGTTTGCCTCTGGTAAACATGCGATTGCGGAATGTGACCGCTGTTCGCAAAGGTACATGCTAAAAGAGCTACGTACCCAGACCGTTAAGACCAAGCCATACAAGGTAAAAGTTTGCCGCGCATGTTGGGACCCCGATCAGCCGCAATTGCAGTTGGGCATGTACCCCGTCAATGACCCGCAAGCTGTACGTGAGCCGCGTCCTGATGTGAGCTATCAAGTTTCTGGTCAGAGTGGCCTACAGATCTTGCTGACAGACAGCACGACCCAGGATGGGTTTGGGTACCCAGAAGCGGGTAGCCGGGTCTTTCAATGGGGGTACAACCCTGTTGGCGGGTCGAGTAGTTTTGATGCATTTCTAACACCAAATAATCTGGTGTTGACGGTAGAATTAGGAACAGCGACAGTTACAACGACATAAGGAGTTGATCATGGCTAAAGAAGATACAAAAATGGACAAAATGCAGGACAAGGCGATGATTAAAAAAGCCTTTAAACAGCATGATGCCCAAGAGCACAAAGGCGGTAAAGGTACAACCTTGAAACTGGCTAAGGGCGGCAAAACCAATGCACAAATGAAGCAGCTTGGCCGTGGATTGGCTAAAGTTGCCAACCAGAAAAAGTCTTCATTCACCTACAAAAAAGGAGCTTGATATGGCTACTTTCAGCAAAAAAGTCATGGGCAAAGAAGTTGGCGATGCCAGCGTTTATGCCAAGCCTCACCACAATCCAGTCGTTTCTGGTCGTCCAGTTCCTTATGGCGAGAAGATGGTCGGTGCACGCGTAAGTGGCCCTCAACCGTCTACTGCTGGAGGCGTAGACATCAAGAACAGCGGGTATAACGGTGGTAATCGTTTTACTGCTAATGATGTCAATATGTCTGTTGGCAATATCAGCCGTGACCCGTACAAAGAGCCAAAGACAACAGGTATCGTCACACGCGGCAATGGCTGCGCCACCAAAGGTATCACCGCACGAGGCCCAATGGCTTGATATGAATTACGCGCAACTGTTCAATAACATTCAGTCTTATACGGAAAATAATTTCCCTAGCTTTACCGTTTCTGACAACACCGTAGAAACGCCTAAAACACAGATTGATCGTTTTATTCAGCAGGCAGAACAACGCATCTATAACACGGTGCAGTTCCCTTCATTGCGTAAAAACATGACTGGCAATATCCAGTCGGGCAATAAGTATCTCAAAGCGCCTGACGACTATCTTGCGACCTATTCCTTAGCGGTGATTGGTATAGATGGCAGTTACGAGTACTTATTAAACAAAGACGTGAACTACATCCGTGCAGCATACCCAAACCCCACCAGTGACACAGGAATTCCCAAATACTATGCGTTATTTGGCCCCGCTATTGTTGGTAACGCAACTACAAATGAATTAACGTTTATTCTCGGACCAACACCGGATGCAACGTACACGGTAGAGCTTCACTTTTACTACTACCCTGAGTCCATCGTAACTTCCGGAACTTCATGGTTGGGCGATAACTTTGATACGGTGCTGCTGTATGGATCTTTGGTTGAAGCGTACACATTCATGAAAGGTGAGGCAGAGTTGCTTGCCGTGTACGATGGCAAATACAAAGAAGCCCTTTCACAAGCTAAACGCCTTGGAGACGGTATGGAGCGCCAGGATGCTTACCGTTCTGGTCAATATAGACAGGCGGTGACATGAAGACCTGTACCAAATGCGATGCAAAAAAAGAACTAAGCATGTTTCACAAAGGGCGTAATCCTGATGGGTATAGGACTTGGTGCGCAACGTGCATGTCTGCTTACAAAAAACAATACAAAAAAGATAACGCAGAACGTATAAAAGAAAAGCAACGTGCGTATGACGCGGTACAAAATCCATTAAGACGTAGCTATTTTCAGCAACGGTATATCGACAAAAAAGAACATATCCTTGCTATTAACAATGCATATAGAAAAGAAAATTTAGATAGACACGCGGCAAAAGAAACTAAGCGTAGAGCCGCAAAAATTAACCGCACCCCAGCATGGTTAACGGAAGATGATCATTGGATGATTGGGCAGGCATACGAGTTAGCCGCAACCCGCACCAAGATGTTTGGTTTTTCTTGGCATGTGGATCATATCCTTCCGCTACAAGGAAAACTTGTATCCGGCTTACACACGCCATACAATCTGCAAGTCATACCCGGCGTTGAAAATATGCAAAAGCTAAACAAATTTGAGGTGGCGCTTTGAGCTTTACGGGCAATTTCTCTTGCAATACATTGCGCACCGGATTGGTTGACGGGACGTTGAAATTTGCAACGGACACATTCAAATTAGCGTTGTACACAAATTCGGCCACATTGAATCAACTTACTGCGGCGTACACTTCTGTTGGCGAGGCTTCTGGGGGTAGTTATGTGGCTGGTGGGCAAACGGTTACGGCAACAGTTAATACTGCGCTTGGTGTAAACGGTAGCACGATCTACGTTAACTTCTCAAACCCATCATGGACTGGGTCAATTACGGCTCGGGGCGCATTGATTTATGACGTTACCACCGGGGCGGCTGTCTGTGTTCTGGACTTTGGGAATAACATCACGTCAACTGGATCTTTCACCGTCACGATGCCCGCTAACACAAACACGTCAGCACTCATTAGACTTGTATAGGAGAAAATATGGCACTAGTCACAACCACCAAAGGCGAAATGGACGAGTCTCTTCTTGAGAAAAAAGAAGGTTCCGTCGATAATGACAACGAGTACACAACTTGGGTTGAGTATTGGTTGGACGGCGAGTTAGTACATCGGTCAGCACATGTGGCCCTAAAGAGAAACGTAAGTTCTGCGGTAGAAGCCGCATCTTTTAACTAAGGAGCCTAACATGGCAAATACTCAGGCAATGACAACTAGCTTTATGGGCGAGTTGATGACCGCAACCCATAACTTTGGTGTAGCACCTATTCGTTCTGTTACCACAGTCGATAGCTTTAAAGCTGCTCTGTATCTAACAACTGCAACGGTCAACGCAGCTACTACTGCCTATTCTTCAACTGGAGAGGTCACTGGCACTGGCTATTCTGCTGGCGGTGTTGCAGTCACATTTGGAACTGCTCCTACGGCAACCAATAGCTCTTCTACTGCGGGTGTTGCCTTTGTCACGCCTTCAGCCAGCATTACATATTCGAGCGTTACTTTGGCTACGGCGTTTGATGCCGTGTTGTTGTACAACTCGACTCAAAGTAACAAAGCAGTCAGCGTTCACACGTTTGGTTCACAGACAATTACCGCTGGTACATTTGTATTGACAATGCCTTCAAACACAACAACAACTGCGCTGATTCGTTTGGCTACAACCTAATAGGAAGCCATGTTTGGCATCTCCGCATTTGCGCAAGCGCCGTTTGCCTCTCTTGCGGAGCCGACGGTTGTTGTCGCCATTACGGGCGTGCAGGCTTCGGGTGCGGTTGATACTGTTACGTATGTCCGGCTTGTTATTGCCGCCCTTACTGGCGTTCAAGCTGCTGGTAATGCAGGTACAGTAGCGGTAGGCGAGCGGTCATTTGCTCTCACAGGTGTTGAGGCTTCTGGCGCAGTTGGTACAGTAGCTGCTAGTAATTCAATAGCAGTCACGGGCGTTCAGGCGGCTGGTAACGCAGGGACAGTAGCTATTAGTAATTCAATGGCAGTCACAAGCGTTCAAGCCTCTGGCACTGTTGGCGCAGCAGCGGTTAGTAGTTCAGCGGCGATTACTGGTGTTCAGGCATCTGGTGCAGTTGGTACGGTGGTGCTGGGAGTGCCGTCATTTGCTTTAACGGGCGTTCAAGCTGCTGGAACGGTTGGAACAATTTCTGTTGGCTCTTTTTCTGTTGCGTTGTCTGGAGTCCAAGCGGCTGGTGCAGTTGGCAGCGTTG